AATCCAGCGGAAAGTCCCCCGAGTTAGCTTGGAATAGCCCCGCGACGATTATGACCCAAGTGGCCAGTGCCATAGAGGACAAAAACCAGCTGCGACAGTGGTTGCACGAAATAGACCAGCCCTTGTCCGCTCGCGAACAAAAACAACTTGAAACGACCGGCGGAAATCGGCGGGGGAAAACGAAAAAATTAACGAAAAACCTGGAGACGGCGCTGGTAAACCAGGTGCGAGATGTAGTTGCTCGAACGACGGTGATGGGAGAAGACGTGGAAAAAGTTAAGTTGCAGGACTTTTTGCTAACTTTGCTTCGCATCAAAATAGATCAATTGAAGGCCAAAGCGAGGGTGGCGCGGTCAGAAAATGTCCAAGCTGAATTTGTGGCTTTTTTAAAATACCGGTTTGTGAATGAATTGAAAAAGGATGTTCTTAATGCATTGATCACAAACGACAAGGCGATGGAAGCGGGGGCCAGCTTTAATCAGTTGTACCGACAAATCGTGGAAGAGGACAATGACAGCGGCAAAGGGACCAGTCCCGGTCCTGATAGACACGACCTAACGGGAGCCCAGTTAGCGAGAGCGTGTACTGAAGTGCCCACCATTCACCTCCTGGGGACCAAGGCAGCCGAGGACGTGCCAGACAAGATCCGGCTGAATCACAAATTCTGGTTTGTCTTAAAGCAGCGACGGAAGGTAAAACAAGAGCTGCGGACGCTACTGCGGCTACAGGCCGTGGCCGCGTCGGGTGACAGCACGGAGCTGCACAATCGGCGCGTCGATAAGTTGGTCTGGACCCTCGTGGAATTTATGGAACAGATCACCGGCACAGCCCGCGCCAACATCCGCGCCGAAATTGCGGAGTTCGTCCGCGCGTTCATTAACAACCCGACCGTTTACAGCACTGCCTATTTGAACTTTGCGCTGTTGGGGCCGCCGGGGTCCGGGAAAAGCACTGTAGCAAAATTTCTGGGCCGAATCCTTGTTTCTCTTGGCATTCTCTTTAAAGGGACCTTCAACGTCGAGTCCGGGGCGACGCTGATCGCGCCTTATGTTGGACAAACCGCGCAAAAAACGTTTGACGCGTTGGTGGCCGCAACGGAGGGCGTGTTTTTCCTCGACGAGGCGTATTCCCTCACGCAAAGTGATTCCGACTATGGACAAGAAGCCATCAACGAAATTGTCGGCTATTTAGACAAGCACCGGGGCGAACTTTCCGTGATTGTCGCGGGGTATGAAGCCGAGATGCAGAAGTACTGGTTCGGGGCCAACGTGGGCATGGAACGGCGATTTCCGTACCAATTTATTTTAAAACCGTACTCACCGGAAGATCTGTACACTATTTTAATCAAACAATTGAGTTGGCAAAAACCTCCCCGACAAATCGAGGAAGTCCTGACACCGGGGGCCATTGGCTTTCTCAGCACCATGGTGCACAACGTGCCCGAGCTGTGGACAAACCAGGCCGGTGACATGGAAACACTCGCTGGCAAGATCAACAAAGCCTTTTCCGGGGATGCGAAACAACGGCCGCTGAGCAGCGACCGGTTGAAGGAGCTCATGGCTTTTATTCTTAAAAGAGGCGAGCCCAAGGTTGCGGTGGAAGAAAAACAGCCGCTCGAAATCCTCGGCTTCCGGGCGTGGGTGGACTCCGTCCAGCGTGGAGAACCAACGCGGCCACTCGAGAAAGTCCATCCGCGGCCAACCGAGACTGAAACCTTGGCCGCGCTCCAAACGATGTTGCAACAACAACAACAACCCAGCGCGTCCGAGGAGGAGAGGAAAATACGCAGAAAACAGCGAGCGCGATAAAAAAAACAAATTTTTTATTGTTCACGTTCACCAAGGTGAGCAAACAGGAGCACGCACATGAGACATCCTTTGAGAACTTGGACCCAATGAAAGTACATCAAACAAGCTAAAATGACGTTGATGCCTTGTGCTCCCGCCGTAAGGTGAATAACCATTCGCTGACGTTCAGCGACCGGAAGAGTGTTGAAGAAGTCAATCCAGCCCGGGAAAAGATCCTGGGTTGTCTGGGCCAAAACATCGTCCACTACCGGATGCATCAGCGCGTAAGCAAGCAACGCCTGGATGTTTATGAAACATATGAATCCGATTGCAAAGAGTAACAGCATTTGTTTGTTTTTTTGGGGTTTTCAACTTGAAAATCATTTGGTTGGATGTAATTTTTTTTGTCTGAAATGGAAACTACTGTTTTTTTTTAAATTTTATTCTTGTGCTTGTAAATAAAAAAAACAAAAATTTATAATGGGTAATCGGCAGCCGAAGGAAGAACAAGTATTTTTACTTTTAACAACTCGTGACGGAGAAACAACTCGTGACGGAGAAGGGCATTGTTGCACTTTTGTCAATGAAACAACTAAAGAATGGGAGCCAGTTACAGTTGGTCCCGACATACTTGAAAATCAAAAACACTTACGTTTCGAAAGACGTGCGACAAACGGTGGCACGTTAGTTATTCTTTCCTTCAGATTATTAGATACCTTAAAATCTATTGCTAATTCAGTCAAGAAGCAAAACAAGGAAACGACAATAGCTTGGAAAAAATCATCTATTAAGTTTTCTAATGTAGATTCTGTTTTGAAAAGCATGTTTCTGACCGAAATCGCCGCTGTCTGTGAACAAAATTTTGAATCTCCATCATCATATTCTAGTTCTTCCACAAGCACATCTTCATCGTCGTCTATGTCCAGCAGCAGCAGCAGTAGTAGTAGCAGCAGCAGCAGTAGCAGCAGCAGCAGCGGCAGCAGCAGCAGCAGCAGCAGTCGTGGCGTAGTGTCACTACCGCGAAAACGGTCGTTGGCAGCAAAAACCGCCTACGTGCAAACGCAGCTTCGGAAATACGGTCTCACACCCAAACGTGCTGCGGGGGCGGGTTTAAGTGCCGCTGCGGTGTTGGCTCTGTACAAAGTGTTTAAGAATCGGCGAAAAAAATCACCCACAAAAAAACCAGATAAAAAAACCAGCCCCCACAGGAGGGGGAGGGCTCGGAGACGCTGGACGAAATCTAAATCGTCGACGACTGCGAATCTAGGATAATAGTGCGCAAGGGATTGAAACTTCTCCGATGAATGGCGGTTGGTGAAAAGGTTTTGAGGCGAGTGCAATGAGATTGGGCACCGTAGCCGACGTGTTTGTCAAATCCCCAGCCGGGGTAAATCGTCGAATACGCGACCATGATCCTGTCCCGGGTTACTTTCGCGATGATGGACGCGGCGCTGATGCACATTTCCGTTTGGTCTCCTTGGGGAATGGCTTCTCCAGGTACAGTCGTGTGTGGGGGAAGCGTATTGCCATCGACCAAAATATAATCTGGGACTGTGGGTAAATCGAGCACCGCGTTGTGCATTGCTTTGAGTGTCGCCTGGAAAATATTGACTCGGTCAATTTCCCGCGCGTCCACCAACCCGATCCCGAATTTAACCCTGGTCGTAAGCAATTCGTACATTTCGTCTCTTTTTTTCTTTGACAGCGTCTTGGAGTCGCGGACCCATTTCGTGGCAGGGCCCAAGGTAAAGTGCAGGGGCAAAATTACTGCGGCGGCCACTACCGGACCGGCCAAGCTTCCGCGTCCCACTTCGTCACACCCCGCCACGAGGCGATATCCCTGTGCATGAGCCCGCTGTTCTAAAACTCGCCGCTGCATATTTTTCTTTTTTGTTCAATTGTCTTCTTTCTTTTTCACGAAAATTTTGGCGTGTTAAAAAACGCGTTCACTTTCCGGTGGACCCACCGAGGAATGGTTGGCGACGGCGGCGGCGTCCGTAAAGGAGAATAAGGAACGTTATAAAGACTCCTATTGGGGAATCCCCGAAATGCAGGTGGATAAGAATCATTTGCTGCAAGTTGTAATAAAACAGCGCCGGTGGAAGCCATGTTTTTTTTGTTCATGTAAAATTGTTTTTTTGGTCGATGCGTCTGCATCACTCTGGCCATTTGCCCGAGTGGTTAAGGGGGTGGATTTAAGACCCACTAAACGTTAGTTTGCGCGAGTTCGATCCTCGCAATGGCCACACATGTTTTTTCTTCAATAACACGTTGACGTCAAGCTGACGTGGTATGAAAAATGGAATTTTTATGATCTTCCGGTTCACAGGTGACCTTGAAAAAATTTTTTTTTCTGACAAACACAAAATTGGTTTTTCAAAAGCTGGAAAGTTGTTGTTCATGGATGCACCACCACCACCAGCACCCCCTTTACGACGCCGGTTTTCCACGATGGCGCTTAACTATTGTACACTACTCCACACACAGGCCGCTGCCGGCACCTGGGATTTGGAAGACGAAATAGACGAGAAGGAGTACTTGCGCTTACCATACCACGCAATATGTCGCCTAAGAAAAGCCAAAGGCCTGATATCACTCTACCAGACAGCTTCGCTGTGGCAGTGGTTGTCACAAAATCCTTCTCACCCCGAGACCCGAGGCCCCGTACACTTGGCCATGGTTCGCATTAAAGCAAAAACGGAATGGGCGCGTCTCTTTCCTGGCGTGAAATTGGCCGACCTGACACCCGCTTTTCGGGCACAGGCGCTTGACGACTTCCGCCGGAAGCGAGGTTCCGAAAGAACGTGCCGAGAACGAGCTCGTGCATTTGTGGACATCGCGACTCTACACGAGGCGGGCATGCTTCAACCGATAGATTTCGACAGGACGAATTGGACTTTATCCCACCAGCCAGCGCGCAAGTGGATGCTGCGGTTTTCGTCGATGCACGATAGCAAAATGTTGCCCAAAACTCAAATTATCGTGATCGCGACGGGTTCGCGTACTTCGAAAATTTTCCAAATGCGCATTCTTAACGTGGAGGGCATTTGTTTTTTTTTGATGTTGAATGGGAATTTGCCAACCGACGTATCCGAACTGGCTTTTGCCGACATGGCATTGATTCCCTGCGCATGTTGTTTGGACGCGATACAACTCGTCCTGGACAAATTCAAGCTGACCTGGCAAGATTTTGTTGATTGCTGAGCGTGAGCAAAAAAAAACAATCGAACATAATAAATACAAATTAACCATAAAAATTTCAATATGCCACCCAAAAAAACTCGAAAGAAATCCTGCAAGACTGCCGCCTGCCGTGCGGCCCGGCGTCGGAAGCAAGAAAAACAACTGCAACAGTTACCGAAGAAACACTTAAAACAACTTGCCAAAGCTGGCCAAGTGCCGGTTTCAGACACACAGTCCAAGGCCACGATTGCTAACATGTTTTTGGACCAGCACAAGAAGTTGACTGATGTCGGTGCCGTTTTGACCCCTCTGAGTCTGGGGCTACCGCGGGATTATCACCGTAATTTGCAGCGAGCCCGCCTGTACAATTTTCGAGAAGGGCAACGGATCCGTGACCCGAACGATGCCATGTGTACTTTGATAATCGAACAAGTTCATTTAGATAAAAACGTAGCGACCATGAACAAGCCTATTCAGCAAAGCGTGGTCCGCATTCGGGTACCCTGTAAAATGTTGATGACGTATTGCAAGCAAATGAACTGATACATTCGCATTCTCAGAAAAAAAGTCATGTGTATTGAAAAAAAACACCCAATTAACATGCCCGCAGTCAGACGACGGAAAAAAAAAGCAACTAATCGGAAGAAGAAAAAGAGAACAAGGCGGCAGGTGAGTGATCGGCAGCGCTTAATGAGGTTGAAGCACGAAGACTTGAACGCATTACTTAAAGAAAGTGGCAGCAAACCTGTTCATAAAACGTTGAAGCAAGACAAAATATCCCAGTTGATGCGAACCTCGTTGGGGAAAAAATTACTTTTGGTCGGCGCCGTGCTCACACCTGCCGCTCTTGGACTTGGGGCTCGGAAAACATACAAAACCATCTTGCGCAGTAAGTTACGTAGATGTCCGTTTAAAAAGGGAGATGCTGTGCAGGTTAAGCTGGATGTTTTGTTGGCAAAAGGTCATAAAACGTCAACACCCTCCCCTCCTTCAGAGGAATCTTGGATGCCTTTATCTGAAAAAGGATACGTCGACTCTGTGAATTTGTTAACAGAAAAAGTTGGCTTCACAACGGGCCGTGGTCAAAAAATTCAATTTTACAAATGTTCGGATTTAGAATTACAATGTCGCTTCAAGAAGGGCGATTGTGTTCAAGTGGTTTGGGCACCAGAGCAAAACGATAAGATAACAGAACTATCAGGTATCAAAGATGTCCACACAAAAAGCAAAATATTGCAGGCCTTACAAACAAGCAAACACGATGTGAAAGCGGTTTCTTTGAAGGCTGCGGCGGTTGTCTTACACGTCCTTGACTATATCGTACCTGTCCCATGCTCATTTGTTCATAGGTGTGAATAGAACCAGATGAGTCAAATAATACTGTAAACGTATTTTACTTTTTGCTTTTTTTTAATGAAAAAACCAACCAAGTCCCAATGGAATGTGGCAAAATATTTAAATACAGAAATTGTTAAGAATCAATGCAGCCCGAGATCATGGGTGGGTTTCAACAACAACGAGTCCGTGGCGTTCTTTGCTATCTGATTTGCGAAAACAAACGAGTGAAAAATTAACACGTTAATAGTGGAAGTCGGGCAAAAAAGAAAACTTTACCAAGTTCGGCGCTAAGTCGGGCATTGTGTTGTATTTTCTTGATTGCATTCATTGCATGTTCCTCGGTCCACTATTTGAAAAAAAATACCATATAAGACTTACATGAATAAAATACCAACAAACAAATTGCAAAAACGAATTTCAACCAGTGTAACGGGGATCGGGCACTTGGATGACATGTCTTGACCGGCACTCCGTGCTCTTTTTATGTCATTATCGAGAGCAACTTGGCGTTTCCAAAGCCTTTGAGCCTCTTCCAAGCTGTCTCCCATTCCCAGAATAAACTTAATAAACTCCTGCTTCTTTGCTTGACTGCGGGTGGTCATCCCATGAGTGGACATCTTATTGACAATGCAGGATTTTTTTTTCTTGGTGATTGTTTTTGTTTTTTTTTTCTAAATTCTAAGTTGAATAATTGTATATAAAATTATAGTGTCATTTTTTTTTCGAGTTTATAAAAAAGTCGCGTAAGCCCACGACAGGATTCGAACCCGCTTCCTTCAATCTTCGCGATCAGTGCTCTTTCTATACTGTGAGCTACATGAATATTTGCATCCGGCTTTTGTCACGTTATATTTGGGAGTCTGGTGCGCATCCGAACGTCCTGACAATCCCACGACAGACAGATTTCAACTTCGAGGTTTTTACCGAACCAAAGCCGCGACGCCGTGGTTTGCTGGTAACGCCATTATTCATTTCAATGGAGAGCAGTGGACACCTGTCTCGCCTGACGATTATCAAATCTATCACAGCTCAATGAAAGGACAGCTTCGGCGACAAACGCATTAGGACTGTGTGAAAGTGGCGCTGCACCTATACTGGCGTGAGCTTTGGTTGACAAATTAAATGAAATATATCTTTTTATCATCCGGAAAATTGGTCACTGTATGGTTTTTATAATCACACCGCGTTGGCGTACTCGTAAACCAGTTGCGCCAAGTTTTGGGGTAGAGGCATAACTTGACGTACGTGCCGGTCAAGCGTTGTGACGACACCAAGTTCAGCAAAATAGCGGCTTATGTGATCCGCACAAGACCGGCACACCGTGCTGTGCCAACGCAAATTTTTCACTTTGCCGACCGTAAATTCCTGGCTGCCCCGAAGAAGATAATCGCCGAACTGCGGGGTGGTCGAGACATAGGACGGACGAAATGTCCAGACGCGGTACATCACGAAAGCTTTGTGGGGATAGGTCGACAGGTATTTCCGGACAATCATCTGAGTGACACAATCTTTGCGATGAACACGGGTGCCACACATGCAACATTCACAAACTTCGTTCAAAAAGCTCCGATAATACGGTCGGTCGATGCGGTTAATAATGGGCCTCGTGCGGCGGACTTTCTTCTTTCTTTCCGCGAGCCGCTCCTCCATTTGCGCGTCGGATTTTAACCACCACACCTTGGGCTGTGCGCGGACAAAACTTTGCACTATCTTGCATGATTCTAGCTTCTTGACCACGTCGACAAAATCAAACGCGTGCTCGTCTCTGCAACACACACGCACGCTAGTTGGTTGGTTTGTTGCGATAGGGGGGTGGTGAATACACTCACGTTTTTGGTCGTTTTTTGCGAGGAACGGGGAAAACTGAAACATCATTCCGTTTTCTAAACACCCACGTGTGTTGGTGTTACATAATGCAAAGAAAAAACAAACCAAGGGTAACACACCTTGTAGCGGTCGACAGCATTTGATTTTTGTGTCTGAAAATAAAAAGTTCTTTTTTTTTAATTTCCTCCAAGATAGATTTTGTCTGAAACAAAAATAGATCCTGTTGTGAGCCTCCTCTAAGATAGATTTTTTTGTCTATATTAAACCCTACTTTTTAAGCGTTCGACGTCCCGAATGTAAGTTTTTTTTGCTTTCTCTGACGTCCAGCCTTTTCGAACCATCCACGCCTTCCACTTGGCGTGTTTTTTCTTGTTTAGCCAAAATGGCTCTTGCGCTTGGTTATCTCCGTAAAGAGCTTGTTTGTAGAGGCCGTACATGTGCAGTTGCCAATCAGAGTCCACGTTTTCAACAATGGTTGAAAAATAGGTTGTTGCTGTCTTGAAATCCATGATTTTTTTTGACAACACCTTACTATTTTTTTTTCAAAATTACAACCGACGCAGGTCCGTGCAGTGTGTTTATTAATGCCAAAAAAATGAGCCAGTCGTATATTAAACAAAAAACAATAATGCCCATTGTACTCTTCCATGGTGCTTCTGAGATTAAAAAATCACGCGCCATGTCTGACTTACTGGTGGTGCAATCTCCGGACGATGTCTATTACTTTGGTAGCCAAAATCGACTGGGCATTAAACGAGAAAACGTGTTTTCAGACGTGACGACGTGGGTCCTGAAAATTGAAGAAATATTCAAAGACCAAGGAGAGGCGATCCGGAAAAGAGGCATTTCACGGTCCAAGAAACTTGTGATAATTCTTGAAGCTCACCCAGAATTAGGAGAAAACGCAACTTTCGTTAAACTAGCCATGGTTGGAAGACATTACAATTTAAGCACGTGGATCAACTGTGAAAAAACGGAAGACGTGCCTTCGGTGATCATAATGAATGCCAGTGAAACGCTGAAATGTTGACATTTGTGCTGCTGCTTTTTTAACACTAACCACATCGTCAAAAAAAAAAATCTTTCTCGATGTTAAAAACCTTAAAAATGCCCATTGAAATTGCCAACAAATCGAAAAACCTAGAACAATATTACACCAAAGGAAAAGAAGCCAAGCACGTGTTTGAAGTTCTCAAGCGAAACGCGCTCCTGGACCGATGTAAGATTGTCATAGAGCCGTCAGTCGGAACGGGGAGTTTTATCCGCGCTGCGGACAGTGAATGGCTCGCGCACACGAAACCTGATTTTATCGCCTTTGACATTGACCCTAAAATTTTGTTAGGAGCACAACTCTACGTGCAAAAGGGCGATTTTTTGAAATTGGCACCCGCTTCTCAAGTAATGAAGATGCTTGGCAAAAAGACACAAAATACTTGTGTCATCGGCAATCCGCCCTTCAAACCGGCGGTCAAGTTTTTTAACGTGAGTGCCGAATTCGCGGACCTTATTGCGATGATTTTGCCGATTAAATTTTCCAAAAAGTTTACTCAAGATAAACTCAATCCTTATTTTCGGCTCGTGCATTCTGAGGTTTTACAATGCGCCTTTCGCCTCAAGAACCAGGACTATTGCCTTCCCACGGTTTTCCAAATATGGGTACGAAGCGCGCAGGCGCGAAAAAAAACAGAAAACAAATCGCAAAAGAAGTATTGGAAGATCACGCGATTACCAAAAACAACCAAGGAAGTAAAATTTACAGCCGCCGATAATCGCATTCTAATCAAACGCTCCGGATTTAATAAAACACCAGTCGCTTGGTCGTCTGCGACTACCATCAATGCGAAGATCAACAAGTTATTTAAAGACCACCCCAAAACGCGACTCAAAAATTACTTTCTTTACAAAGTCAACCCGGATTTGAAAGCATCCGAGGTCGCCAAAAAAATTAACGCTTATCACAAAAAACACAAACAACACTTCGCCACAGGGAAGAATGCGACGCGCTTAAACTGGAATAAAGGAGAAGTGTACTGCGCCTACGTCGGCATCGCGCCTGCCGCTTGCAAAAGATGAACAGTTTTTTTTCTATCTTACGGCAAAAACCCAATAGCAATATTTTGTCCTACGTCCTATTCAATTTTTGTTTTTGGTGATGGGAAATATTTGCAATCCTACAAGGCGCAAGGACCAGACCACGAAGCACATTCACACGGTCACGCCTCCTCTTGCAGATCCAGAACTCGACCTCATTACAAAAGAAGATACGTTGTTTCTGCAAGAATTCCAAGCATTCCTGGAAAAGGAAAAACTTGACCCAAAAAAACAGTGCAGTGGTTTAAATTTATAAAAAAAACCAGCGGTCTCATCCACGTACATTATTTGCTATTAATTTATTTTTCTGTTGCCAGTGGTGTCCAGTTATCGTATGACACCAGTTGGTCCGAAAGAGTTGGAAGCGTGGGTCCGCCCAGACCACGCGACCTTGCTGGCTCAAATTCAAGAAGGAAAACCAACTCCGCGGTGGGTGGAATAATGGAAAGACCAGGGCCGTCCATACTGGGTACAAACCGATGCCGATCTAAGAACTGCGCTATCGCCATCTTCTTCTTCGCTCCCGGCTGATTCTCTATGGGCCCATTCTTACACGTTTGCCACTCTCTTTGCGCAATTGGTCGGTCAAAAAAATAGCCCCGGATGCACTTGGGTCGGACTCGCCATGCCGGGAGTGGATCGCAGTTATTTTGGCTTCGCCGCACCAGCGACTGTGCAAATTGCCAGCATCGTTCCGCGAGTCAACGGAGAAGCCGCCCGCACCAAGATTGTTCAACAGTGGGTCTTTAAAATCAGCCCTGATACTTGCGTGGGCCTCCTCGGCAACCAGATTTGGTGCGGAACTCCCGGGCAATGGACAAGTCGTATGGGAATCATCTGCTTTCAGCGGGCCAATGTCAGCGTGCGAGCTTGTGAAGCAATCCACAACAAAATACCGCTGCGTGACCTTGAGACGATTCGGATGAAAATGCGGTTGGAGCCAGCCGCCGCGCCCCCTCAGTTCAAGCGATCTGTTTTCATGAATCCCCAGACTGCTGCCACTCATCAAGCAATTGTTAGACAGTTGTCTAATAAAGACAACAAGCCCCACATATGTGACATCCAAGCGTGTGGTATTTCCTTGCTGGCCCAGGACACGAGCATGGATGACGCCGTGCCCTCTCGCAGTTTGTTTAAATTGATCCGATAATTAAAATTCTTTTGTTTCCAGTGTTGCTTATTGCTGGGGTTTCCATTCGCCGATTTTCCAGGTATAAGTAGGGCATTCTGCGCACGTGTAATCAGTCGCAGGCATGGGGCCGGCAGCGTTGCACAAACTAGTGTCGGTGTAAATCGTTCCGTACTGATCCTGGCATTTCACATCGCGGTGATACTTTTTCCCGCAGTTGGCAACGTCGTTACATTCGGTCGGACACGTGGTGCCTTTGTCGTCACATTTCTTCGGAAATGCATGGACAGAGGTTCGGGGAACATTTTGCGTGAGTTTTGTGGATAATTGTTGGTGATTGGGTGCGAGCATAATTGTATGGGAGGGGGGAGGGAGGTTTTTTTTATTTGCAAAAAAAATATTTTTTTTCTCGGTTACCGTCGACGCGCGTTAATTTCATACTTTGGAAGCCACGATGTGAAGTTCACCTTCCCCACCTTCCCCCCCTTGAAAATCTTTGTACGTGAAGGTTTTCCCCCCGTCGGTCGACAGGTAATACCCGCGCTGGCGATCCACGAGCCTGATGCCGATGGCAACCAAAGTTGTCCCCGTTCCCGAAACCGCGAGCCCCCTTAGGTCAAAAGATGCCAAGGGAATTTTAAAATCTTGCCAAGTTTTCCCACCATCTTGTGACGTGTAAATTCCCTTGTCTCCACCCACGGCCAGGACCAGACCGTCACTCGACACATCACAATACATTACAGAAGAAGATGGAAAATCAATGGATTTACCCAAGCTCCAATCTGATCCAGTCGACGCGGTGAAGATTCCAATCGTGGTGACTTTTAGCTGCACCGGTGCGCTTTTTGCAATGGCTCCAGACAACACATTGGCTTCTGGAGTTTTGGTCAACCCGGTGACCGACGACCCGAGCCAAACTCCGTCCTCCTGAAACGCCATCGCAAATCCGCCCTCGGCGCTCACACACACCGCGTGTACTTTTGCCCCCGCTGACCCCTTGACTGTGGGGTAGCTCCGTCCGCCATCAGTTGAGTACATGATACCCTGTTCTACGTGTCCCAGGAGTTGAAATTTTCCAGTCTTGCTCAGGGCAATAGAGGTGATTTGCAGTCCCGGGCCGTGCAATCCACTCAGCCCCCACCGGAGCCCATCCGTCGAAAAGCGCAGTCCATTGGATGCCGCGCTCAAGAAATTTCTTTGGTTCCCAGCGACACCCAAGGCGGTGATGGAGTTTGACACGTCGCCGGGATTTGTGAACACGAGACCCGGGTCCGACATCGAGTCCAAGTACGCGTATAATTTCGTATTTTGGGAAACAAAAAAAGTGTTTTCGGCACACGCAGTGGGCCCCTCACAGCAGCGATTGTTAACACACGTCAACCCGGCACAGCAGTGGGAGTCGCATGGAGCCGTCTTTCCGCCGCAGGCGGGTCCCGAAATTTTGGACATGGTCACCGTGGCGGCAGATATTTTGCGACCAGGTCGAAATACCGTAAAGGTTCTCCCAAAATCACGGGAATACACCCCAATAGCCTGGGCACCGAGACTCATTCCCACGGCAACGATCATCTGCCCCGCGCCAGATACCGTTAAATCATGAGCCGAAATGAAAGCGCTGAGATTTTGTTCCCACGTGGTGCCAAAATCCCGGGAAATGTAGATGGGACCGGCGCTCGGACCCGGGGCCACGGCAATAACCCTCCCGTCACTGGACATGTCGACCACCGCGCTGCTGATCGGGGATGTGGTCGGGAACGCATGCACGGCTTTCTCCGGACTGCCCAGTGTAAACACAAAAATCCCTTTCTTACTAACGCGCACCATGTGGGGATTTTCATTCTGTGCACGAGCCATGCTCCCGGCCAAAGTCAGCGGCGTGTTCTGGGACACCCACGTTTTCCCTTGATCCTGACTGTAGTGAATATACGAATCAAAAAAGAACAGTTGCAACTTGGCGTCGAAGCTCATCACGCACGACGCGTGATCTGCGGCGTGGGCATAATCTGGGGTTGCGACTGGGTGAAACGTGGCACCAAAATCTTGACTAATCCAAGCCTTGTCCGTTTTCTTGAAAGCCGCCATTTGATATTTCGCACCATCGTAACCACTTACGTCGTAGCTCAAGGGAATCCATTGACTGCCTGCGAACTGATCATATGATGTGGATCCATCATACGTCCATTTCACCGTTGAACCAACAGATCCCATCAGCAACGCGTTAAAGTCGGCTGCCATCGCCGATACGGTAACCGGGGCATGTGGAACGAAATTGGGTAGGGCTCGTTGCTGCGTCATGTCCTTGGTCAGAATATAAACATCACTGTCCCAGCTAATAATTACACGACTCGAACAAGGAGGGCAACTGTACGATCGGCGTGGGACCGGAACCGGTGCGCAATGCTCACCGACCGAATCTCGATCCCCGTACTGGTCCGTGCACTCCACTGACCTCTCATAGCGGTGGTTACAATTCACAGGACGCGCGCACTGCGACGGACCATCGCCCGCCATCCCAAGCAGGGTCTTGTTGTTGTTTACTGGTATTATGGAACGGTCCGTCCACGCACCCACTTGCCACGAGTACTGCGTGTTATTTTTTTTAGAAGGAATAAATTGCCACTTTGTCAAGCCACCCCATAGCAAAACTGCCAAGACCACGACACCGATGACTGAGCTCGCGACGATTAAAATTGTCTTCCATTGAATTGGTGATGACTTGCGCGATTTGGGCATGAGGTTTGGTTTTATTTCTTTTGTTTTTTACTTACATACAATATGAAAAAAAAATTAACACTACGAGTCTACAGAGTACGAGAGCGTGGCCGGGTTAAAGAAGCGGGAGCCGCGCGCCAGGATCGCGGGGCCGGCGACTGTGATGATGATCGCAATCGTGGTTTTTTGTTGTTCGTCTTGCGGTTACTGTGCGAATAAAATGCGGCAACTGGCCGCAACTCCCGGACTTGTCTCCAATTGCAGTTATCGTCCGGTCCGGTTGGTGATAACAACAACTCTTGGGATTTGGCCTGAGGGCGATGATTTTTCACCAAGCTACGTCCAAGACTTTGGTGGGAAGAATCTTGCGCCATTTCTTGGTTTTTGTTTAATATTTTTTTTTGGAAGAGGTTTACACCAGATCAGATAGAAAAAAAGTCTTTGCTTCTTGTGAGAATGGAGATAGATTGTTATGGTAACGTCCGTTTATTTGAAAGCTACAAATTATAACAGCAACACCGAAGCGTTGACCATTATATTGCGTGCCTTTGTTCGATTATGAATGACGGTACATGTTTAAAATTCAACTGTTGTGAGCCTCTTGTTCGATCACGAGGAGGGCTCTGTGACGTTTTTCGCCTTAATTAATCAATTCATTGATATACATTCAATTTTTAATAATTTATGGTACAATGTTCAATGATATACATGTTTAAAATTTAACTGATGTGAGCCTCTTGTGTCAGCGATTGGATGGTAAGAAAAAGAAATTCGCAAAATCAATCAAATTTTATTTTTTTTTTCAAGTTCATGAAAGTCGTGATGGAATGATACAACTCACGGTCGCGCATGTTGAACTTCCGCCCGACACGCTCCCAGTTCACCCTAGCTTGTTCAAGACAATTTAAAGCTGAGGTTGGTGTGGATAGGTATGTTATTTTGTTAATAAGCCGTCGGGAACCTGCCTTACGATTTGTAAGCTTTTCCAGATCTCGGACTAGAAATTTGCGCGCGTTGCGCAATGACATGGGTTCAAAAAATTCATCCTGTCAATACAAGATGTATGAAGAAGAAGAAAGCAAACAAATAGAGAAAAAGAGATATGACCTCTGTAAGCGCTTTCGTGATGGCTGCAGCGTTCCCATGACGATGATGTGTCATTAAAGCCACCAGGTACAACATGTCGGATTTCGCCTTCTTATCGTTCCCGCACTGCACGAAATTGCGAAGATACTGGGACCATAATGCGTCAAGTGCTAGCAACTCGTCCACTTGCGGGTCAGACATGGATGTTTTCGAAAGCAGCAAATTGCGAATCGTGGATCTCTTGGTGATGAGAGAAAGGCTCTTGAATTCAGTTTCAAGATCCTGATAGCTGGATGCAAAAATATGCACATGGCCGTGCTCGGGCTCGGGCTTGGGTTTGCCCAGCTCCGCGAACAGCGCCACCTCCTCTTCATCAACGATGTTGATGGTATTCCTTCTCCTCTTCTTGGTGAGCGGATCATCAGAAGCATCCGAGTCTTCTGAAAAATTGACGTCATCAGGGTGAACGACATCCCCGAAACGCTCGGGGGGACGTCGTTGGCGCTTGCCGCGCTGCATGATAATCTGTATGTGTGTGTGTATTGAATACCTGTGGCAAAAAATTAACTTAATACACGCACATATTGCAAAAAAAAAATGGTGTTTTTGACTATGTAACTAAAGTGAGTGCCTAATCTGTATTATCTTGTATAACTTTATATGATGATCTTTAATATAAAAAATCATCATATAAAGTTATACAAAATAATAATAATAATACAGATTTAATTATCTGTTATTATCATTCATTACAGACCAAAGAAAAATGAAGCGATGTTACGATGACGACTACAAGGGTTGTTCCCAACCCAAGCGCCCCTCCCGGAGTGCGTGCGCGGGATGCAATCACAAGATCGGAGAAGATCACGGACTGCGATGCGACTCTGGCGACCACATTAGTTGTTTCAAATGCATCACTGGACGCGTGGAACCCAAACATGTCGGCGAAGACTTCAAAGCCCCTCAACAAATCGCTTGTCTTTTCCGCAGAGGCAATTACTTCTGCCCCGAGAGCATTAACCTGCAAGAAGCGTCGTCGTCGCTTCTCACGACCTGTTCGCAATGCTCAGCGCGCAATTTTAATAATTTTAGGTTGTACGTGAAATGCACCACATGTCACGGCGAATACTGTTCCCTTTGTGATTTGGGTACCCACCGGTCGATGAGTTGCCGAGCCCGCGCCAAGGTGGACTGGAGAAGCACTCGCTTTGCCGAACTGATATCAATCAATTGTCCTGCACCAGGCTGCCCATACATCTTCAACGCACACGGACGCGGGAACGCTCTCCAGTGCAACTGCGGCCAACAATTTTCGGCAGTTACCGGAGAGGCATTTGCAGACCCACAATTATACTTTTGTCAAATTTCGTGGGGCAAACCTTGTATGTCGGATGCCTGCCACGACCGCGGACATCCGCTCGTGCGAGACTCAGCCCGCGAACACCAACGCAACGTCCACTTCCGAAAGGTAGAAGCTCTTCGCCAACTGGAACACGAGGAGTCCAACCTGGACAACTTGCCCCTTCTCATATTGGCTGCGCGCCACGAGCCCGAAAGTGTTTTGGGGGAAGTGGCCCACCATGGCGGGATTAATCTCGTCAAGATGATCGCTAAGTGTTTTACTCACGAAGCTCCATGAAGCTCTCCGAACCCATATAGGGTATTTTGTGCCAGAAATTCAAAAATCATGATGTGTAAAACTCCCGGTTTTATTTTTTTGTCTTCCTATTTAATTTAATTTTTAGTTCGTGAAGTTCGTGATCTACTAAAAAACCATTGATGTCTCAACTGATTTCTCGCATGTGTACAGACACGGACCATAAAATGAGAATTGGAGAATCGTCACGAGCAATACAAAAACAAGATACAAACCACATTCTCGCCCCAACCATTTGCAAACCTCAGCCCAAAACTCACAGCAGTGCGGTATTGTATTTTTTGGCAAACATTCGGGTTCACGAGTGCTGGCAATAAAAACCCTCAAAAAAACACAAATCAAAAAAAAAAATGAGTATTTGGAACATGCCAGTTATTGCGGCTTGCATCTTGCAGTATTATGACTCGGCTGATTTGGTAGAATGGCTATCGGACGAGCAGCTGTATCCTATTGTGAACCATCCCATTGTGTGGCGGCATCACTGGGTGCCCGTTTCCTGCAATCGATCTGAGTGGCGCGCGTTTTTTAAGCATGTTCATTTGTGGAGAAAACTGGCAATCGATGCCCCGCCAGGTTGCAATGATGGTTTCAATGATGAGGACATGAATGTCATCGGGGATATCTTGGGAAAAATGCACGGAGTGCGCATCACCCGCTGTAACATAACTGACGTGACTGTCCTCAGGGGCGTGGATACCGTGGACCTTTCGGGATGCGAGCACGTGACAGACGTGTCAGCTCTCGGCGGCGCGCGCAGACTGAATTTATCCAGGTGTTACGGGGTCGTTGATGTCTCGGCTCTGGGCAACGTGTACGCGCTCAATTTGACAGGATGTATCAATGTGGTGGACGTGTCTACTCTGGGCAACGTTTATTCCCTGAATCTTTCCAAGTGCATTAGCGTCATGGACGTGTCAGCTTTGGGCGGCGTGCACAGGCTAAATTTGTTCCAATGTGTCAGGGTGAGTGACGTTTCCGCTCTCGGCAACGTTCATTCCCTAAATCTTTCTCGTTGCATTTGCGTCAGGGACGTATCGGCTCTGGGCGACGTGCCCAGGCTAATCATGGATCGGCACTGACTATTGAAAAAAAAACCAAACATGTCTTTTTGGTGCAGCTGAAAATAAAAAAAAATCTTCCATTTTGCATATCCAAACTCCGCAAAAAAAAAAATAAATTGATTAGACCATATTAACTCGAGACCGACGTACTTAATTACTGTACAAGAGTCCACCGAGACCGTCTTTAAATCGCAAAATATTCCATGAACGGCCAAATACATACAAGCAAAGCGTTTCCTTGCTGAGTTCTGCTTGCAAGCTCAAGTTGAGGTCCACGTTGTCAATGCGCGACATGTTCAAACTGCCTGAGGGGTGGCACTCCTCGGGGTGCAGGGCGAAGGAGTAGCAGTAGATGAACGACTTGGGGATGTTGGTGTGGTGCTGGTACGGTTGACACATTCTGAAGTAGGGAGCTTCGCGGTCGAAGCGCTGCAAGTTGTTGAGGCGCAGGCAGGCGCGGGTAATGGGGTCGCGGCCCTGGAAGCCGGAGAAGTTGAAGGTGTTGTTGGCGGCGGCCTGGCACTCGCGCTGGACGGCCCAGATGAGTTCGAGGGTCGGGTGGTTGAAGTTGATCTGGGCGTGGAAGCTGCCGTTGCTGGTGGTGGTGGAGTACTGCTGCACTTGGGTGATGAGCTGCTGGAAAGAGCCGACGGCGAAGCGGTCGCGCTCTTCCATGTCCAGGTAGACGTAGGTCGTGTCGAGCAGGGCGTTCACGTCGTTGGTCGTGATGGGTTGACCGTCGTGGCAGCGGACGACCTGGATGCCTTCGCAGTCAGACACCTGGATCAGTTTGTGCAGGGCGGTGAAGCACACGTGCACGTCCAGGGAGTGGAACTGCAGGGAGACGAGCGGCAGGGCGTTGCCGGAGTGGCGGGCGAAGTAGAAGGGCAGGGGCACGTACAGGCGGCGCGCGAACTGCGAGTCGGCCACCAGCTGCGCGAGCGTGAACCGCTTGCCGATCATTTCCTCCAGGCGCTTCCCAGGCTGGCCCGACAACTCCTCCCACATGTGCAGGTAGTACGAGTACACCGAGTCGATGATCTGCCCACCGATGGAGAACGACGCGCGGGCGATGGCGGCGAACCCGATCTCGTTCACCCAGTTCGCGTACGGCCGCGTCAGGCCGGTGCAGTTGTCGATGTCGTCGAAGTCGTCGTCGAACAGGTCGTCGTCCACGAACACGTCCGTCTCAGAGATCGTCGCGCACTCGCCCTTTTCGGCGGGGTCGTCGCACGGGTTGCATGGGTCTGCGCATGGGAAGCGGGAATCCGCGCCGCCGAAGCAGTTGCCACCCACGACGCCGGAAGGTACCTGCACCGCAGCAATGGCCGGGATATCAATCAGAACATACATCCAATAAACAAGATCACCCGTGCGGTTCAGCTTCACCGACACCTCAGAGCCCCACGTGGGCTGCCCCGTGAACGTCTGCAGAATAGACTCCATTGCGAAGTTCGTGCACTTCTGGATCCGCAGGCGCCAGAACGTCACATCCGGATTCGCGGTCAAATGAGTATCGGCGGCGCCCAAGGCAATCACCTGGGCTAACACTCCGCCCGTTGTCGCACCCTGGGTACTGCACGCGTTTAGACCACAAAATGACATTTTATGTGATTAGTTTTGGTTTTTTTATTTGTCGGAAATAAAAAAATAATTTAAATTTCGGTCTACGAAATTTTTCACGATTTAAAACGCATCACACGAGCTTGTCATAATTTCTATCTGCATAGATTCTATCTGAATGTGTTGCATAATTTGCAAAATGCCGAAACGCAAAGCCCCGTCTTCGATCAAAAAACCTCGGAAGAAGGAAAAACGCAAAATGTGCGAGTGCGGCAAACACCGTCCGTCGTTTGGTCTCCGGGGACAAGCTCCGAAAATGGCGAAATGGTGCAACACATGCAAACCTGCTCATGCCGTCAACGTGGTGAAGAAGCTGTGTGACTGCAAACGAGTGCGCCCGATTTTTGGATTACCGGGAGAGGCGAAAAATAAGGCCAGATGGTGTGTTTCGTGCCCAAATAAGCCGATGGACGCGGTCGATGTGGTGAGCAAGCGATGCGCGTGTGGCGAGAAGCAACCAACTTTTGGTCTTCCAGGAGGCAGTCGAACTTCTGCGATATGGTGCCAAGATTGCCCCGGAAAACCTGCGGATGCGATCGATGTTAAGTCGAAACGGTGCAAGTGCAAGAAGAGTCAACCGTTTTTTGGACTCCCCGGAGGAAAACCGATTTGGTGCGTTGGGTGCAAACCTGCCGACGCAGTGGACTTGAAATCCAAGCAATGTGGCTGTGAAAAGAAAACGCGACCGATATTTGGTCTTCGTGGGGAGCCAAGATCTGCAGCTCGATGGTGTTTCGGTTGTAAACCCCACAATGCTGTCGACATCGTCCATGGTCGTTGCGACTGCGGTGATCATCGTCCTACTTTGGGTTTGCAAAAAGATGGCATTGCAAAATATTGCGCCAGTTGCCCGACGTTGCCAGGCGAAGCGGTTGATGTGGTGAACAAGATGTGCGAATGTGGCACTTCTTTGCCAAGTTTTGGGATACAAGGAACAAAAGACCGTCTTTGGTGTAAGCTGTGCAAAAAAGAAGGAGCCGTCGACATGTCAAATGGGTTGTGCGAATGCAACGTGATGGCCAAGCCGTACTTTGGACTCCCTGGCGACCATCCAAAGGACGCCAGATGGTGTTCTCGATGCCCTTCAAAACCTTCAAACGCGATCAACATCGTGGACAGAAAATGCAAATGCAACAAAGTCGCCACGTTTGGATTCTCAGGCGGTATTTCCGAGTGTTGTACGAATTGCAAGTTGCCTGGAATGCTCTACGGCCCTCGCAGAAAATGTTCCGAATGCACGCAGCTCGCGCTATATGGCGAGTCCACCCGCAAGCGCTGTGAGGAGCACAAGGAGCCTGGTGATTTCAACTTGGTGGAGCGCAAGTGCGTTTCGTGCGGCTTGATGGAAGTGTTGAACGGTGACCAGAAGTGCAGCCATTGCGAGCCCTCGACCTACAAGAAGTACATAAAACGCAAGAAACTTCGAGTGAAGCACGTGCTCGACGCGCATGGGTTCGGGTACGTGCAGGACCGGATTCCGAACGGCACGCAGTGCGGGCTGGAGCGACCGGATTTTCTACTCGACTGCAAAACGCATTTGATCGTTCTCGAAGTGGACGAAGACCAACACAAAGCGCGGTCGTGTGACTGCGAGCAGAAGCGCATGGTGAACATCACCCACACGTTCATGGGTGTCCCAATGTTTTGGATCCGTTACAACCCGGACAATTTCAAGCAGAGTGACGGAAAAAAAGCCAAAGTGAGCGGCACGGCGCGCGAGAAGCACTTGGTGGACTGGATCAAATTAGCACAAGCGCGCGTGCCGAACAACGTGTTGGAAGTAGTGTACCTGTTCTACGATGGATGTGATGCGACGACGACGGAAGCTGATATTAAGATAATTGACTGTTGAAAACATTGTATTATCAGCATTATTGTTTTTTATCTTGAAATTTGCCTTTTGACTTATTATAAGAACGGGATTTTAACGCGCTCTGTTCGGGGACTTGGGGGCTGTTTTTAAATTCATTACAACTGATTCGCTTGTGTTTTTTGTTTTTCTCGTTGTAAAAAATAACCTCGTCTGTATTTGCGTTATATGACTGAAATGATCCCCAATTGGGATAGTAATCTGCGCTCGAAACGCGGTTATTACAGTATGTCTTCCTCGTTCTTGTGACAACGTTTTCGATATGTTGTTTTTCATCCTGGTCGATTTTTTTGACCTTTTGTTGGATTTGTTTTGTTTGCGAAGTCACACTTGTTTGTTTTTTTCTCAATTGCATATATCCACCGAGACCCAGTCCCGCTATCGTGAGTATGGTCCCAGTTGCAGTCAGTATTTTGCCGCTCTTAGATGCAAGAATTTTTTTTGCCAAAGATGATTTAGTATCTTCTGTGGTCACGGGCACCTTCGTTGCATTTGCAACAAAACCTACTGTTCTTCGAGGTAGGCGTTCTATCTGACGAGCCTGTCTTTTACGGATTTTTGCCATAGATTTTGCATTTTTATGATAAATATTTTGCTTTTTACGCGGCATTTTTTGCTCGTTTTAAATTTTAAATTAAGTAAACTTAATAATTTCACGAACGCGTCAATATTATATTGTTTTCAAAAAATAAAAATAACAACAACAACGCCCAATTAACCATGTCCAGTATTATTGAATTGTGGGATCCCGAGCAAAACAAGTACATTTTGTTTGACACCAAGACCCAGAAGGAAACCACAAAGAAAAAGCCTAAAAAGAAACCCAAAAAACAGGCTGCTAAATCCAAGAAGAAGACCAAAAAAGAAAAGAAAAAATGCACAGATAAAACTAAAACACTCAAGGTTCATTCTGGCGTGGGTGGACGATGTTACATCGTCGTCATGGGCAAGAGAGTATACCTTTCGAAAACCAAATCTCATAATAAAAAACTCAGCTTTAAAAAGCGCAAGAGTGGCGACCCACGGAGTGTTGAATATTGATCACAAGGGCTCGCAACAGGAAAAAGAGAACCAGAATTAATGTGCGCTTGTGTAAAACAAGATCATATACTTGTGACGGGGATCGAACCCGCGACCAGTGGATTAAGAGTCCACCACTCTACCATCTGAGTTACACAAGCTTGGTCTTTGGTTTTTTCCTTGATTAATAATCAAGCAAAGACAGGCGAGTTGGTAGAACTCGGGATGGACTCGTGACAAGCATATAATC